TACATCGATGGTTTTGATATTCGTATCTCCACTGAGAAGATTTCCTTGATCTGCTTCAGTTTTACTTCCAAGTGAAACTTCTCCATATATGCCAGTACTTCCTTGTAAATCTATAACAGCAATAATTGATGCATCAAGTTGGTAATCATATCTAAATGAAGTTACAACGCCACGGAATCCTAATTCATTTAATTTCGTAAAATCTGTTGATTTTAATCCAGGATATACTTCTTTCAATGTTTTAGCTGTTTCATCTAATGATTCGTCTGTCAATCCGAGACTATTTTCTTCAGTAAGTACTGCGGATGGTGGGTGGGCTATTTTAAGTTTTACTTTTCTTCCTAACCTAAACCACACTTCTTCTATATTATCCAGATCCTCTTTCACATCAGGAATTATAATTTTCATTACTGCGTGGTTCATTATTCCAAATTTGCCAGTTGGGTTTACAAATGAAATTTTTAGATCATCAATAAATGGTCCGGGTCTTTTAGATGGGGATTCTAAATATCCAACTTTCCCAGTAGGTAAAAATTTTCCTTCGAAAGTTGCTTTTCCGTCTGCTGTGGTATACGTATTTGTTCGTACAGTTTTTCCTCCTAAAACATGTTTAATTGAACCATCATATCCATCATCACTATATGCTGTAGCTTCTACATTAGCAATTTTTCCGACCATATAATCTATTGCTTTGGTAGTTCTATTTAATTTACCAGCATATGATCTAGCTAGTATTTCTTTTTTTACATTTGGATAAACTGATGAATATAAAAATCCCATATTTCCTTACCGTGATTTATTTGTCTGATCTATTAAATCTTGTATATTGTTAGCGGGTGGTATTCTTAATCTTGTTCCATTTGGTACAAATAATGTTCCTTTACTTATTCCATTGGAATTAGCTATTATCCACCACAATTTTGCGTCTTTATAAAATTGATGTGCTAACACATCTAATCTCATAACAGATGTAGTTTTAATGTAAATATCTTTTTTAGAAAATGGAATACTAGGAATTATAAGAGTTGAAAATTTTCGTTTTCCGTTTTCATCTTTTACTATCTGTGTGTTACTATATCTACTTGCCATAAATTAACCTCCTTTACCTATTCTCCAGCTGGTGCATCTGCCTCTTCCATAATTTTTGTTTTAGTTTCTTCAGCATCAGCTAACCAATCACTATTTTCTCCATATTTTGGTTGTCCGTTGTCATCAAACTCTTTAGCTAATGAATACAGTCTTCCACGTTTCTGTGGTAAATAATCTGTAATTAATTGTAATTGCATATTTACTTCTACCTTAAATGGAGCTTGTTTCATTAATGGATCTTTAGTTATATTAGTTTCCCAATTTGTTTCTGCATCTACAAATGTGTAATACATACTAGATATAATTGCTGGTTGATGAAGAAATAAATCGCCTACTGTAATTCTTAACCATGGTGCTACTAATGCAATAGTATCATCTGAATATTCTGGAGCCATATATGATGCTAAATAATTTAATTTTCTATACATTGGTTTCATTTCATCTCGATCTGTTGCATAAACCGTAAAATCTATACTTAAATCTCTACTAAATCCATTATAACTATAATTTGGATCTCCCCTTCCCATTATTCTAGTTTCGTTCCAATTTGCTTGAAAAGAATCATTTAAATTTGTTAATATTGCTCTAAAGACTAATACATCATCTTCTTCTTTGTCGGATCCGGCATGTAATTTTGGTCCAGTAAAATAAAATTTAATAAAATCTTGTGTTATAGTTGGATCGAGCGCACCGGGGAGATTTAATCCTCCTAATAATCCTGCTTTATTTTTCCATTTATATATACTATTTTTTGTTCTTTTTCCAAAATCAATTACATTTACTTTATCTCCTCGAAATTCATTGAACCTCTCTAATAGATTTTTTGTTGCTTCATATGGATTTGGTTTTTTAGGGGCCTGAATTAAGCTTCTATTTAAATTTGTTGCTGCTTCGCTCCGTGCAGTAAAATCTTTTCTTAACGCGCCTATTGATCCTTGGTTACCAAAACCATATGTAGTTTCTAGATTAAATACAGAATATGTTCCACCAAATGGCAACGCTGTAGCTGCGGCATACGCTATAGCTGTTGCACTTACAGGAGAACCAAAACGTTTACTTGCAGATGCTCCATCTAATCTAATAGAATCTTCTGTGTGTATCCTCGATCTAAAATCTTGGTATTTAAAACCACGTGGTTTATATAATTTATTAAATGGAAGTACCGAATAAGAAGGAGTTAGATCACCAAATGGATCGATATCTACTGGTAATAATCCAATAGCACTTGTTGCGACCCGGGTTCCTACATTCTTAAGTTGTGAATCAGCATCGCCTGCTCTATTATCTTTTACTATGGATAGTGTATCTGGATATGAAAATCCTTCTCCCCTAAAAAGATCTGGAGTTTCTGGTACAGCTTTGAGATCTGCTTTTGTGAAATTCTTTTTTACCCAACTTATATCTACTCCTTGGGTTAAATCTTGTCCAGGAGTATAAAATTGAGATGCTACAGAAAATGGATTATTATCGGTACTCCAGGTCTGGTAACTGAAGAAGGCTCCTCCCCATGGAGCTGTTAATACGGTATTTGTACCCACCACCGGTTCGTTTAGATCTATATAAGGCCCGTATTGGCCTGCTAAACCATTAGTTATACTATATGTCCAATAATTGTAGTTTCCAGTAATGAGATTAGTCGGTCCAATTGTTGCAGTTCCTATGCCTAATGCTGGATCGTTATAATCGGTTCCATATCCATATAGATTAATATTTCCAGTAATGAGATTAGTCGGTCCAATTGTTGCAGTTCCTATGCCCAGGCCTGGATCATTATAATCATTGCCGGAATTCCAGAAGTTACCTATAGGACCTGGTGTGTTACTAGATTGTACAGGTGGAGTATCATAATCAGATGAAATTCCATATGGATTACTATTTCCAGTAGTGAGATTAACCGGGCCACTTGTTCCAATGCCTATACCTAATGATGGATCATTATAATCAGATGGAGGTATTCCATATGTATTACCGGCAGGGCCAGATGTTGCAGCACCTAAAGTAACAGGTAATATTCCTGAATTTCCATATGTATTAAATGTATTATATAAATTTGGCATAATTTAATCCTTTATTAAGCATAATTGCCTCCTTGTGCTTGAGCTAATTCCGTTGCTTTTATAATATTTAATCCGTCTACTTCAATACTTATTGGCCTTGGTGCGCTGTTTATACGAGCAAATCCATTCCGTATTGCATTTGATATTGCTGCCATATCAGTGCCTGCTCCTGTTACGCCTGTTGCAAATCCATTACGTATTGCATTTGATATTGCTGCCATATCAGTGCCTTCTCCTGTTGCGCCTTTTGCACCTCCATCGCCTGGATTTTTCATTGCGAAAATATAATCCATTGGGTCTGTTCGATATGTTTGGCCACTAGGTGTTAATATTAGATCTTTTACTTCGGCTGGAGCTTCAATAGTTTCCTCTTTTGGTTTTAGAGGCACCATTCCATCTTTTAAAAGTGCTGTAAAAATGTCTTTAAAAGTGTTTACTGCAGATCCAAATGTTGATACTGCTACTGAAAATTTAACTGCGTTTTCTTCAACGCGTGTGACTCCTGTTTGAACTTGATTTAAAACGTTAGCAGTTTCAACTTGTAATCTTCCTGGTGATATTGCTCGTTCATAGCCTACCTTTTGCTTTCCTGTTTTAGGATCTGTTGTTGATCCTTCTGTAACCATTCTTGCTTCTTCTTTGCTTAAAGCCTCTTGTACAATCTCAGAAGTAAGACGTTGATCTGCGATATCTGCTAATCTTTCATCTACAGCCAATTTTTCATATGCAGCTTGGATATCTGCCCCGGCCATTCCATTATATTTTTTCCAATATGCTTCTTTTATTTTTGTTTCATCTACAGCAAGTTGGTTTATCTCTTTCTGTTGAAGTGCTCCTGTTGCTCCTAAGTTGTTTAAGTTTTCGTTTGCTGCTATTATATTGAGCATTTCTTCTGCAGACATATTTAAATAATCTGCAAATCCTTCTTGTATTAACACACTTTTTTGTATACCATCTTTATTTTTTAGAATGAGTTCACTAATTAATTCTTGTTGTTTTGCTGAGTCACGTTCTACATACGCACGCGTTAATGCTTGTTGAAAGCTTTCGCCTTCATCTGTTAGCATTGCCTTTCCAGTTATTTCTTGGAGGAATAATTCTTGAGTTGATTTTTCTTGTACATCTAAAAATGAACGACTTGTTTTTTCTATTCCGGCCATACTCATTTTTAATTGATTTGCTTTTAAAACTGTAAGGCCTAGATTTTTAATCGCTTTGGGTCCTAATCCGGAAGTAAGCCTTGTAAATAAATCAACTGGTATATCACTTAAAGATTTTAATAAATCATTAGTTGCACCGTCGTATAATCCCATTTGTTCAACTGCTGCCCCCAATTGTAATGTTTCATTATACATTTTTTTTGTTTGATATCCAGCAGCTAATGTGTTTCGTTTGAATGCTACTGTTTGTGCGGTTGTTAATTTATGTTTCTCCACAAGATTTGCTAGGAGTAATTGTTCTCCTTTTAAAAGTTTTTCATTCCCTTTATAAAGTTGAGCTGTACCTTTGAAATATTGTGTTTGTGATCCAAAAACAGCTTTATAATTTTCTGCATTCCTTCCTAGCGCTACAGCTACTTTATCTAAATCTTCGGCATATTGTAAAGACAATGTTGAAGATATTCCCAACATTTTATTAAAAATGGCCGCTCTGTCTTCGAAGAGATCAAAATTGCTAGCAAAAATTGCAACAGCATCTCCAAGTTTTCGAAAACCTTCTATTCGTTTACTAGTAACAGATTGATCTGAAAATGCGGCTAAGAAAGCTTTTATATCTTTAAGGCCAATTTCCTCCTGGCCAGTACGTGGCAGCTGTTTAAGTTGCTTAATTGTAAAATTTAGTTCTTGATTATCTAGCATTAACCGATCCATTTTTATATAAATATTTACATCGGAGGTTTTGCAATTTTGTCTTTGGAGTATTTATTCTTTTTCTTTGGTTGTTCTTGTTGATTTTTTGCTTGCTCATTTATTTGATTAAGTCTTTTGATCCAATATTGGCGAAGAAATATAGGCATATTATATATAGTATTCCAATCCCATCGGCCTTCTCCAACCCAAATTAAATTAAATAAAGTAGCATGTAATGTTACTCGGTCTTCGGGTTTAAAACCAAAAAAGGTCTGCTCCAAGCGGAAACATGGTAGAGAAGGCGCTCCCATCTTCACCTTCGAACTCATAATTTAAATCTAACCCAGGGGAGTTATTAGCTACATATTCACGAAATTGTTTGGCATCTTTTGCTAAAAATTTAAATTTTATAAATTCTTCTATGGCTTCTGAATCTCTTGTATCATCTACTTGTTTAATTACTTTTTTTAATATATCAGAAACTTTATTAACATTAGTATCTTCTGATTCTTTTGAACTTATAAAAGAAAAATAAATTGTTGTGCCTGCTTCGGTTTTGTATTTCATTTCTCCGTTGTCATTTGTTTCTAATTCAAATGGTTTATATTTTAAATTTCGGAGATCTACAACTCGATCTAAATTTTTCTTGGTTTTTGGATCTTGTATTTTAACTGGATATTCTGCACCGTATCCTAATATTCTAGCAGAAATTATTAAGCTTTCTTTATCGGATTCAGAAATATCTCCAACATTTATATCTGTTACAATTAATGCTTCCAATAATTTATTTAAAATAACTCCATCTTTCATATATGACGGATTTGTTAAAATATCTTCATCATATGCAGTCATGTACCGCATTTCTATTTTTCCGTCTCTTAATACACTATCTTTTGGATATATTTTTCCTCCGCTTGGGAGATATACAATTTCGGATGGAAGGGTTGATCGTTGTTGATCATCATATTTACTTTTTGCTAATGTGATAAGATTTTTATCATCATATTTATCGGTATGTTTTGCCATGTTATTCCTTTTATAACTTTATTATAAATATATAAGAACACAAAAAAAGACTCTACTAGAGAGCCTTTTTTCATTCAAACGAGGGATGTATTAATATTGTAATATGGCATAGTCATATTTTAATGTCATTTCGATTTGGATTACTTCCTCTGTACCCCAATCTGCAGAACCGAAATTCGTATCTAATATAAATGCACCCATTAGTGTCCATTCTTCAATAAATTCTCCAGTTGCTGATAATGACCTAAAGGTAATATCTTGTTTATATTCTGATGAATACCCATCTCTGCCTGTTAATGATTCATGATGTTTTCTTACCCATTCCATTACTGCTTGTGCGCCTGATGGAACTATAGGATCATATAGTGTAATAGTAATATCATTCCATCTAGATTTTCCTTTAACTTTCCTGTCGATATTAATCATATCCAATGTAATTTCACCATTTGTCATCGATGGCTTCGCTGAAGCTTTTATGATGTGTGATGGGATAGTAGCTCCTGTCCCTTGGATATACATAATAAACCTATTAGCATATTTCGGTTCCCAGTCAAATGCCTTTTCAAATAGGTCGCTTTGACTTGCTCCGGGTAATGTTTGCTGTAATGCCATTTTTTAATTCCTTTTTATATAAATATCATCAAACTCAAATTTTATTCTGGGAATGAAGCTCCGGTAGGTTGAATATTGAAATCTAGAACTATAAATTCTGCGGTTCTAGTTGGTTGTAAAAATATTTGTCCATATAAAATATTCTGATCAATCAAATCCGGAGTATTATTTGTTTCATCCATTACAACTCTAAATGTCGATAATCCTTGATCTGCTTTTACTGCTGCTAAATATGGATTAACTATTCCTAAAAATTTAAGTCTAGTTTCTGTTGTATTTTGTTCGAAAACTAAATATTTAGTTGCAGATGCAATAAATTTCTTAACTGTAATTAATAATCTTCTTACATTTACTCTATCTAATGCCGATGGTCTTGCTTGAAGTGTTTTTTGACCCCAAATAACTACTCCTCCTGCATTAGGGAAATTAGCTATTGGATTAATCCTTGCTTCATATAAATCGTCTCTATCAGTTTGTGTTAAATTTTGTTCTACATAGTTTACGCCGGTTAAACTTCCTCGATTTAATCCTGCGGGTGCATACCATGGTGATTTTACTTTATCATTGAATGACAAAGCTCCGGCTACCACAACAGATGGTGGCACCCATTTACCTACGCCCAATTCATTTATATTTACCCACGGATAATATGTTGCGGTATAATTTGAATCAATATTAGTAACAGTACTTATAATAGTATTTATACTATCATCTCTTTCATTTGAATCTTGTACATAAAATGTATCTTGTCGTTCTACAGCCAAATTTCTTGCATCTGCTGTTACCGCAGGGTGTAACGATTCAATAATTCCAGGAGTAAAGAGCATATTAATATCATAATAATCTGTATTACCTAATGTATTAAAAGCTTTTTTATATGCTAATGTTCCGGTTGCGCTGGTCGTATTACATGCAAAGCCAAATGTATTGGCAGCTGTTATATCTGCTCCTGAATATTTAGGTAAATTTGGTTTTGCACCATCAAATCCTTTTTGAAATGGAAGTATGAATTTTTTTATAAGTGGATTAATTGTTCCGCCACCTGCGAAACTACCAAGGTTTCCTGCAACGGTTAAACTTTTATCCATTGCTTGCTGTAATGATCCACTCCATGAACTATCGCCAGGTGGATAATTTAAGCCAGATGATTGACTTACATCCCCCATATAAAAATCTGAATTACTGCCTGTTTTGGATCCAGATGTTGGAATTGGAGCTAAATAATTCATATTACTTGCATTTGTAAAATCAAAGCCAAAATAATATGCGGTAAGATTATTTGTTGAGGTTGTAACATAACTTGCAGCTCGTAAATTTCCAATAGCGGCTGATCCAGATGCATCTGGTATTGGTGAATATGGTGCTCTAAAACCAAATGGTACTAAAGTTTTGTTTCCTACAAAGACAGATTCAGGAACTGTTTCTACACGAATAAATTTTGATATATTAGGATAAATTTTTCCTTCAGTACTTCCGTTTTCTTTTAACTTTCCAGCTGAATTAATTGTTTTATATAAATTTCCAATTTTTTTACCTATATAGCCTGGAGAAACTGGATCTAAATTACAATTTGTAAATTGCTCTATAATTTTAGGAGTAAGATCTGTATCATCTCTGTCTAAAAAGTCATCGCCAGCAAAAATATTATTAGGAATCTCTGGATTAACATCATTAACTGCTCTTATTACTACAGTAAAGGTTCCATAATCATTAGGATCAGCAACCTCAGACGCAAGTTTTATATCTCGAATTGCTACTTTTATATCATAATTTTCAGCATTGCCGTGTGATAGTGTATGAAATTTAAAAAGATTTTGTACCGCAGACCCAATTTTTTGTGATGTAATCCATGGTGTTGAACCAGCTTGGAAATCTTGTAAAAATTCATAATTGCCTATTATTCCTAATGACATTGTAACATGTCCTTGATTTGAAAATGAAGCTAATGCAGTTTTATCTTCATATTGTAGATATACTGGATAATTTAAACCTTTTGGATCAGTCCCATAAATATTCTTGATATATGGAGTCGTAGTTGGACTTGCGGGAGTAGGATCAATCGATTGACTTATAAATCCAGTAGACGTATATGTTCCATCCCAATTTGGTATGCCACTATCGGGAGCATAAGAACCAGATATTTTAAGTCTGAAACTTCCTGATATGTCGGAAGCTAATACTGATTTTTCGAAGACTTCATTTGCTCCATCACTTGATACAGTAATAGTTGGATGTAATAAATGTGTTACATATGAAACACTTCCAGAAGTTGCAATTATTCCTAATGCTCCATTAGTTAATTTATATCCATTTTCGTATAAAAGTCTTACTATTGTTAAAGTTCCTTGATTATCTAACCATCGTTTTGCTGTTAATGGTACATATGAATCAGGGGTATATGAACCAAAAGTATCTTGAAAATCACTCCAAGAACGTACAATTGTTGGTACTTGTGCTGGGCCTTTTATTGTTGGTCCAACAACTACCGGGCCAATTTCACCAATTCCTGGTGCTAAAAAAGATTGATCTTTTTCAATTGTAAATACACCTGGCGATACTATTCTTTCTGCCATTAATGTTCTCCTATAATTTTTTTATTCTTTTTTTATTATAAATATAATGTAATCTCAATTAAATCTTTATAAAGAGGTAAATGTCCCTTGTTCGATATTAATTTGACCATCACCATATTTTTCTCTTAATTTTTTTATTAATTCTTCTTCATCATTCCGCAATGATGTAAAATCAGTTAAACACTTTTGTTTTGCTTCTTGTAATCCAGACAATTGTTGATTAATAATATATTCATCTGTTGCCATTGATCCTAATTTTACATTAATTTCGGAATATTTTTCTCTCAAATTTTGTATTAATTCCAAATCTTCTTTTTCTATCTTTTTCGTTGTTGTCATATATAACCTTTTTAATTTATAATATAATAAAAATCTTTGTAACTTCCTAAGACATTCTAATTTTTATATAGCTTCCGCTTCTATATAATCCACCATACGGAACTCCACCGGCTCCAGCTAATGAATCTGTTGTATAATTCAAACTTTGTGATACTTGTGTTAATACAACATAATCTGCTCCTTTAAAAGATCCAGTAAAAGATCCGCTAAAAGTACCTAACCCTGATAAAGTATGGCTTGATGTTACTGCATATGAAGAACTTAATCCCGATGCTGCGTATGCAGAATATGATGATGTTATTGCATATGATGATGTAAGTGAATTTATATTTCCTTGTGTTGCTGAAAAATAATTTGCAGATGCTGTTCCTTTTATTGCTAATGAACCGGTATGTGTTATCGAGCCAGATGTATATAAATTATATGCAACTGATCCTGATAATGCATTTATTAATTGAGTAATTTGGGCTGCGGTTATTCTTCCGCCATCGCTTATTCCACTAGTAGATAAAGTATTTGCCATTTTTAATTAATCTCTTTCTATTATAAATATCGTATTATATACTAAACCTATGGCATTGAACCTGAAGTCCAAGCCTCTGTTGCCATTAATGTTAAACAATCAGCATGGCTTCCACTCCAAGTTAATTCAACACTTTCATCTGAAATAAAAGTTGGGGTATCAACTGTATGCCATTTTAATACAAATTCTGTTTCATCTATTGATTTTCTAACTGTTGCTGCCGATGTCTCCATTACTTGGGAAAAATCAACTTCTCCAATATCTGCTGTTAATGCTGTTGCGTATGTTCTATCTGAGTAATCCATTTTTTCTTTCTTTTATATAAATATGTTACAATCCAAATCTATGTTTAAGTGCGTTATAGTTTTGAGTGATTTCTTGGGACGATAATGCTTTATGATAAAATGAAACATTTGATATTGCCCCATGAAAGGGTAATGATCCTCCTCTTGAAAAAGCACCTATTACTAGATTACTAGCAGTCACATAATTTTCCCAAGTAAACCCAGAATTAAAAGTTGTGTTCTCGTTTGAAAATTCTCCGTCTACATATAAAGAACCAACTAGAGTTGGGTGATCATAAATTACTGTTAAATTGTGTCCTTTACCATCAGATAGACTACTTGTAATATTTGTGGAAGGTATTATATCTCTTAATCCACCAGTACCACTTAAATTCGAAGCACTTCCAGAGGTTAATCTTGCCATTATTCCATTATAAGTAGATCCTCTTAATGCAATCCCCCAACCTTCTTGATTATTTCCAATATCCCTTTTACTAACTAATCCTAATGAAGGAGAGTTTTCAATACTAGAAGTAGTACTAAACCAAACACTTACACTCCATGAATCTGTTCCCCAATTACCATCTGATCCTGTATTAAATCTGATGTAATCATCTACTCCATCAAAAAACCATTTCCCTGAGTCACTAGATGTGAAAAATGTATCATTTTCTAAACTT